TTAAAAATTCTTGGGCTAAAGGATATTTTTTAAGGTGGTTTTCTTAATATTCTTATTTAAGAGGTTTCTTAAATAACAAACGTAAAGTTAATTTGTTTTTCTTATCATAATCTTTAATACTCTTATATGCTAAAGTTAACATACTTCTACCCATAATTAAATTTACATCAGCTTCTTCATAGTCAAAATATACATTTTTCATATGTATATACTTTTCCGATAAAGCTTCAATATATGTTTCTTTGGTAAATTTATAGTGAGGTATAATTATAAGTTTTGCATTGATACCTAAATCATTTAAATATTGTACTTGTTCAAAGCTATAATGCATTAAGCCATCACCTGGTTTACTAGTCACCACTACATTCAATCTCATCATAGGCATATTTATAAGACTTATAAATAGCTGTATAACATGGAGGCTATATGACTATAAAAGCAAAACATAAAGAGTTAAAAAAGCAAGTTAAAGAAGCTGAAGTAAAAAGAGAAACTAGACGTGGTTCAAGAAGTTGGACAGATTTACGTACATTAAAAAAATTAAAACTAAAAATGAAAGATAAGTTAAGATTATCTAAAAAGAGAATGAGTTTATGAAGACTTACCAATACGATTTAGAAAAAATTAAAAAAGAGTTAGAGACTTTACCAGATTATAATAAACAATTATATCTACAAGGTTATTCTAAAGATATGGATCCTGAAGAAGGAGCCGGTAAAGGTTATGACATAGATAGTAGCGAACACACATACACTGTTCCTTTATTTAATTTACCTTACATTAATAGTATAATGGAAGAACATAAACTTACTAGAACAAGATTAATGAGAATGAAACCTAAAGCATGTTACCTTTGGCATAATGACTTAACACAAAGATTGCATATACCAATAGTAACAAATGAACATTGTTTCTTATTATTAGATAGTGATAGAATACACATACCAGCCACAGGAGAGGCGTATGTAATAGACACTAGAAAAAAACATACAGCATTAAATTGTTCAAAAGAAAATCGTATACACATTGTTGGAGGATTACCTTATTAATGGATAGGTTTCCTACAGCAGACGAAAGATGGCCTAGAGCCGGAGAAGTTATAGAAGATAAAACTTTATATGACGCCGTTATTACATCATTGCCAGGTATGGACAAAAGTAAACCGGCACCTGGTCCATCTTTTCTAAAAGGTTATTTACAAACAAAAGGATTTAAAATTAAAGTTATTGACGGTCATATGTACGATACTCTGGATAATATTGAAAGAGAAATTAAAAAATATGACTTTAGATGGCTAGGCATATCTGTATTTTCTTATATGCAAAAAGAAGACGGTTTAGAATTAGGTAGAAGATTTGAAAATTCATTTTATGGTGGATCAGGAGTTGATATAGAATGGCCTACAAAATATTTTATAACAGGAGAAGGAGAGTATGCTCTTGTAGAATTTTTAAATGGTAACTTTGATTATCCTGGTATCAATGGAAAACTACCAAAACAAATAGCAGACATAGAAAGTTTACCACCACCAGATTATTCAGACGTGATACAACAACATAACTATCGTAAGTTTGTAATATCAGGATCACGAGGCTGTGTTAGAAATTGTACGTTTTGTGATGTTGCTAGTATATGGCCTAAATTTAGGTGGAAGTCAGGTAAAAAAATAGCTGACGAAATGCACCAAGTATCTGAACAAACAGGTACAAAGAAAATACACTTTTCAGATTCATTAATCAATGGTTCTATGAAACACTTTAGAGACTTATGCCATGAGTTGGCAAATAGACCTAAAAAGATTAAATGGGAGGCACAGTTTATTGTTAGGGCAGAAAAGACTTTTTCTCAACAAGACTTTGATAATTTACAAAACTCTGGTTGCAATGGATTAGAAATGGGTATAGAAGCAGGTAACGAAGAAGTTAGAGATCATATGAGAAAGAAATTTACAAATGAAGATATAAAATACTTTGTTACAAACCTAGGAGAAAGAAATATTACAATGAAGTTTTTACTTATTGTAGGATATCCTACGGAAACGGAAGAAATGTTTGAAGATACTTTACAGTTGTTAAGAGACTATGCTAAGTATTCACATTTAATTAGTATATCTCACCACGTTATGATGACCTTTAAAAATACACCATTAGATTTTGAACATAGAGAGTTGTTTGATAGTGACTTTGGTTTTAAATGGAAAAACAAACACTCTAACTTTGATATAAGATTCCAGAGATTTATAAAAGTATATGAATTAGGAGTTGAGTTAGGCTATCAGTTTCAAGATCACTGTTTAGAAAAAATAGAGAGATACAAATCCGATAAACTTAATGAAAACAGAAAGTCTATAGGATTTGTTCACCCTAAAAAGAAAAACCAATTACACGTTCAAAGTTAAAAGTGTTTTTTAAATCCTAAATTAAAAGTTCTATCGTATTGATTATAACCATCTGGTCTTTCATAAGACTTATCAAATACATTGTTTATACTCCAATAAAAAGTTGTATTATCTTTAGTGATATTATAACCTAAATCAAAAGTGTCAACAGCTGGCATATCTTTTCTTGCGTATGTAGAAGCGTCAATATCTTTATGTTCACCATAATAATTCCAATCAAAGTAATAATTTTCATAATACATTGTTGCTGTATTTTGCCAATCAGGTCTTCTTAACATATCTTTGTTGTCGCCGTCTTTAGATACTGAATATGATAGTCTGTTGTTTAATTGTATTTTACCATATCTAAAAGTATTATTTAATTCAACACCATGTTGTTCACTTGGTTTAGTATCATTAACGTATGTGTTACTTTCATACTTTAAAAGATTATCTATTTCAGACTCAAAGTATACTAAAGAATGTTCTTTAATTTTATATCCTATTTCCCATGTTTTAGATTCTTCAGGTATTAAACTACTATTACCTAGAAATCCATAATTGTTTTTACCATACATTTCATAAACAGTAGGTGCTTTATATCCTGTAGCATAACTTAAATGTAAGCCAGATTTTTCTACAGCAACTCTATGTGTTGTTTGATTTTCAAATGTATCTGGTGTATCATATCTAACACTACCATGAACAAAGACGCCATTGTCAAGTTGATTATCAATATTAAAATAATAACCATGATTGTGTCTTTCTTTATCTACATTTGAATCATAACCTGCTATATTAGTATCAAAATCTACTTCTTGTAAACTATGTTCAAATCCTGTAGTAAGATCAACTTTTTCTTTTAAATGAAAGGTATGATTGGCTATAAATGTTTCTTGATCAGAATTGTAAGTATCTTTTGTGCCTTTATCGTCATATGTTCTTTTATGTTTACTTTTTTGAAAAGAAAACTCTGTATCTTTGCTTTGTAAAGAAATATATTGATTATTAAAATTCCATTTAGACGTATAATCTGTATAGTCGGATGATTTATCTAAATCAGATTTATTTGTAGTTTGTATAATATTTGATTTTAATATCCATTTGCCTAGATATTTTTCAACTTGAAAGATGTAATTTCTATCTGCTATACCATCTTTTTCATTACCATCAACTACAGATATACCATCAGCTGTTTCATTTTCAATTCTAAAATCAATAACAAAACCTTTAGAGTAATCTGCTTTACCTAATTTTATAATTTGTTTTTTATGGTTATGACTACCACCGGAAAACTCTATGTAGTTATCTCCGTTTGCTTGAGTTACCATATTAATGACACCACCAATAGCATTAGGTCCGTAAATACTTCCCATAGGTCCTTTAATAACTTCTACTCTATCTACTCCTAAAAAACTATGAGCAAATAAATCTTCCGTTCCGTTTGGTGTAGAGTTATCTTGTATAGCAATACCGTTTAAAGTTATTAATGTATGATTTGAATTTGTTCCTCTTAAAAATGTAGAAGTTAATTGACCATCTGGTCCTGATTGAACAACATTTAAAGAAGATACTTTTTTAATTGAATCTTTGTCTGGTGATACAACTTCATAAGAATAAGTTTTATGAGTTAAGTCACTAGAGTTTCTAATAAAAGATTTACAGATATAGATTATAAGGTGGCCGTCATTGTCATATTGAGGCCTATCACCTCTACAATCATCTGCTTTTGTGGTGGTACTAATTAATAGTACGAATAGTATTGATAATAATATTTTATACATAGTTTTCCAATTGTTACACATATCAAAGTTGAAACCAGTAAATTAAAATCAAATGGTATAGCCATGATATATGTCGTTAATAAATCTCCGCCTGATTTGTACCAGACAGCAAAGTTAATAAGAATGTGCCACGTAAAAACTCCGACAAGCGTAGCGTATATTTCGTTTTTAAGGTATTTACTCGCAAGAACGAATAAGCACATGCACCCATAAACAGGTATCATTAAACTATGAAACCCTAAAAAGATATCCTTTATCAGTAAAAACATTAAAGGTAAAAGATATTGTATATAACGATTATTTGTAATACTAGGTAATAATATAGCAATAGCAAATAAAGGCGTCACATTCATATTATACTTATTTATAACACATTTTTGATTAAAAGGCAACCTTGAGTCTTATAAATAATAACATGGCAGGAATAGCAAACTTAACGATAGACCAAGGGTCTAATTTTACATACGATTTAGAAGTCACTAACGCTGATGGTACAGATTTTGATCTTACTGGTTACACAATGGTGGCAAAAATTGCTAAAGGATATTCAACAACATATCCTAGAGTAGTATTTACTTGTACAGTAACAAATCCTACAGAGGGTGTGGTAACTATAAGTTTAACTGCCGATCAAACAAAAGCTTTAGTAGCAGGCCGTCATGTATTTGACGTTGTAGCTACTCATGCTGATAGTACTGTTACTCGTTTATTAGAGGGTATTGCTATCGTAACTCCATCTGTAGTCAGAGCTTTTTAAGCAAGATATTCAAACATTGCTTTATTCATTCCTTTAGTCACAAGTTTAAACTGTGCTTTAGTCAGAAAGTTTTCTAGAGTAGCCCAATTTAAACCACTTATATCGTCAAAAACCCATATAGTTTGATCTGCTTTTCTTTGATTAAAGAATACTGCTTCTTTTAAAACACTTTTTGTATCATGTGGACCGTCAAAGTGTATCATTTCATATTTGTCTATCATTCTTTTATATTCATCATAGACAGGATAACCATTAGCAAAACTATTCATAAATTCTGAATCTTCTAGGTTTACAAGATGAAACTCTGGATAATCTTCAGCAAAATTTATTAATGTAGTTTTTCTCATTAAATTATCATAGTTAAATTTTCTGGCTAATACACTATCAGAAGCTGCATAGTCAATATTACCATATGGATCAACACCTAAATGAACAAGACTAGTTTTAGGATGATAATGTCTATATGCGTCTATAATAGTTTTACTTCCTAAACCTAGTCTAACACCGATCTCCATACTTTGTCCAATAGGATTTTTTAATCTTTGTACTGCGTCTGCTAATGAAGTATACTCTACACTATCACCAGTAAATTTTTCTCCTTCATTTACTTCTAGTGCATATTTTCCAGTTTTAGGATCAATACCTGGATATACTCTCTTAACATCTTTTGCAGTCTTATCAATAAATCTAGTATCTTTAACACCTTTGCCTTCAACCTCTGTTACATATGTTGTTGTATCGTGGCCTAAATCATTTATAACTGGTGTTTTTTCTTCAAACATATTACGATTGTCCATAATTTGTCCTACTTCAAATGTGCTGTTACCTGTGTGTCTACAACGTATTGTAGTATCTGCCCATATTTTAAAACCTTTTGCTCTTGCTTTTCTACAAAAGTCAACATCTTCGGATAATGTATTGTTATGATCAAGTGCTGAATGATATGTGTATTGAGGATAACCAACTTCTCTAAATACTTTACCTTTAATAAGGGCACAACCCATACCACAACCAACTATTTCTAAAAACGGAGTATCTTTAACTTTTACAAAAGGAATACGTCTAGAGCCACCATTGTTAGCAGCTTCATAAATTTCTAATGAGTGTGTTCCTGGTATTCTTTGAATATAAAGACCTGATACAATATCTACATCATGTGCTAACATTTTAACTAGTGTATCTTTATCAAAAGATATATCACTGTCTACTGAAAACAAATAATCATAATGTTCTCCCCATTTAGCAATTAAATTTCTAATTTGATCTACTTGATAACCAAAGAAAAATTGAAATTCAACTTTGTATCCTTCTGGTACTGTAAGATCATATATTGCTTTGTATGTTTCTGGTTCTATATACTTGTTTGTTGGTATTGCTATTAATATTTTTTTCATTGGTTAATTATCCTATTCGCATTTTTTGTTTGTTCATCACCGTTAATTTTATAATCGTTTAAAGGATTTATATCATTATAATTATAGACTATATCTGATACAACTTTTACCTTGTCTGGATCGGCTTGTTCTATAAGTGAGTAAAATATAGAACCGTCTCCACCGGCTTTGTACCAGTTTTTGTTTTCGTCTTGGAAATTACTGTCATCAATATCATTTAAAAGTCCTGCTTTAAATGTTCTCAAATGTGTGTATGGCATATTCCAATTAAATTTGTATTTTCTATATTCTTTCTTTTGTTTTATTTCCTCTGGATAGTTTTGTGCTATCAAAGGTATTCTATCAACCATTGAGTAACAAGACCCATAGGTAAATTCTGTAGTACCGTCATAAAGATTATTGTAAAAATGGAGTATCTCATTATCATTTATAAAAGAATCATCACCATCTAAAAACATAACAATGTCATCTTCTTTACAATATTTTCTTATAGACTCTATTTGATTTCTAACAGCGCCTTTATTTTCTTCATTACGAATCACTTTTATTTTATCACTTTCCCACCTTTTGGCAATGTTATAAGTGTTATCTGTAGAAGCGTCATCAATTACAATCATTTCATAGTTATCATAATCTTGTGAGACAACTGATTCAATACAGTTGTTAATATATCTTTCAGAGTTGTAAGTAGGAGATATTATAACTATCTTTTGTTCTACTTTTCTTGGTAAATAATTTTCTTCTATATTAGTAAATCTTCTACCAAAAACTTTTTTAACTCTAGAATTTATATGACATACTTTTCTATATTCTTTTTTTGATAAGTAATTTCCTAATTGTCTATATAGATGTTGTTTCCACTGTAAGGCTACAGAGTCCCAACCAACAACTCCTTTAATTTGATTACAAGCGTATTGTTTTTGTTGGTGTAAATATCTATTATGGTGAGCCATTATTACGGTGTTGACAAATTTTTCTACTTGTCTTTCTTTAGGTATAAATGGGAATAAAGAGTTTGGTTCTATTGCATAGTCTATCATATAACAAGCTTCACTAACTGCTGTTTCTTCTAAAGCACCAAAACGTGTACCGATGATAGGTGTATTATATGCTATTGCCTCTAAAGATGATATACCAAATGTTTCAGGAAAAGCACCTGGAAATAATTTGTAACTTGCTCTTTCTAGTATATCTGCTATTTCAGATTGTTTTATAACACCTGTAAATTCTATACCTAAATTTTTATTTTTAGGATCATTTGACATTTTAGTCCATTCTTTTCCTTGAGCGTCTAACTCTTGTCCTGGAAAAACATAAAAACCACCAATACATATTAGTTTAGCTTCAGGTATTTTTGCTTTTATTTTTGGCCATATATCGTTAACCAAAGGTGCCATACCTTTTGTGAAAGCTGCATTAAAAACATATAAGTGTGGATCTTTCTTTCTTATATCAACATCATTTTTATAAGTTACTATTCCGTTTCTAGTTTGAAAAAATTTGTGTTTTAATACTTCCATGTTTCTTCTTTTGCCATGGTCACAATTCATTACGTAAGTTGAATGAAAATCTGATAAAGTAAATACTTCATCTATATGTCCTTGTACTAAAAGGTCTTCTAATATAAGATCGCCGTTTGCAAATGTGTCATGCATCCAAACTGCTTTATGTCTAGCGTTAGCTGTGATTGCTGAATATCTTTGAGGATTATATCCTTCAAACTGTTTGTATAAGTTAGGTGTTATAAAAGGAATTATAGTTCTTAATGAAATTACAATATCAAATTTGAAATCACTTTTATAATCTAAAATAGTATTGTCAAAATACTGTACGCCATCGTAAGTGCCTTCTCTTGCGAGTTTTGAATCTTTATTACAGTTGTTGAAAATAGTTACTTTGAAACCTAACTTTGTTAGTTCTTTGGCCATCAAGATAGTCGCAGACTCGCTACCACCAAGGCCTCTTTTCTTCAATGTATCTCCGTCATACGGAAGACCAATTATATCTAAAAATGCAATAGAAATCATTTATTTAAATTACCAACTCACTACAGTTTATTTATAAATATACTATAACAGAATACTAAAAAAATGTCAATGCTTGGACATTAATATGAGGGAGATAAGTATCGCAATATGCCAGTTATTAAGAATGCCGGTGTTCGTGTCGGCCTAGGACGTATAGGTTACACAGGATCAGGAGGTCCAACAGGTTTTACAGGTTCCAAAGGGGCTGACGGAGCCGCTGGGTCACCAGGTGGTTATTCAGGTTCACAAGGTTTCACAGGATCAGTTGGTGCTCAAGGACCAGGTGGTGGTTACACTGGTTCAGTAGGTGCCGTAGGTTTTACAGGATCCTCAGGAGGTTTAGGGTACACAGGTTCATCTGGTACAGTTGGTTTCACTGGTTCAACAGGAGTAGGTTACACAGGATCAAAAGGTGCTGATGGTTCAGACGGATCAGATGGTGCTGTTGGTTTCACTGGTTCTACCGGAGCAGGATACACAGGATCAAAAGGTGACGCAGGTTCAACTGGCGCCGTAGGTTTTTCAGGTTCAAAAGGCGATCAAGGTACAGTAGGTTTTTCAGGCTCAAAAGGAGATACAGGAACAGCAGGCGCTGTAGGATTTTCAGGTTCAAAAGGTGATCAAGGTACAGTAGGTTTTTCAGGATCAAAAGGCGATCAAGGTGTAATCGGTTATACAGGATCAAAAGGCGCTGACGGTTCAGATGGTTCAGCAGGCGCTGTTGGTTTTACTGGTTCAACAGGAGTAGGATTTACAGGATCAGTTGGTGCTCAAGGACCAGGTGGTGGTTATACTGGTTCAGTAGGTGCCGTAGGTTTTACAGGATCAGCAGGATCAGGAGGAGATTCTCCTTTTGTATTTACAACTTCAGGAGATTATAGAACACTTACAGGTTACAAAGAAAGTGGTGTAACAAATACAGTTAGAACAGCAGAATTTTCAGGTGATCTTTTAAGATTAACTTTAGCAACTTTTACTCCTACATTTTCAGCTTCAGGTAATCCTTCAAGTACTAATAATTGGGATGTACCAGCAACAGGATTTTCTGTATCTGTAGACAACCCTAGTGACGTTACAAACGATTTTATAAGTTCAGTTTACTCTATCACTCAAACAAGTGGAAGTGTTAACGGTACTTTAAGTAATTATTCAGCAGGTAGTTATTCACAAACACCAGCAGGTGGTGTAGATTGGAATCAAACTTTTACTGTAGACAATTCAAACTCATATATTAGACCAATATCAACTAGTCGTACTGGAGGTTCGGCTGGTGCAACAATTAAATTTAATCATAATGACGGCAGTGAATCAGAATATACAGAATCAAATACAAGTTTTTCTGTAAATTGGTCAACAGCGTCTATGAGTTTATCTAAAACTAATGTTAGCGGAAAAACATTTTTAAAATCTTATGCTAGTACATCGTACTCAACTAACGTAAGTGGTATATCAAATTCAGGAAACACTTCACATGCTTTAACAGCAAGTGGTGGTTCTTTGAGTACAAATTCAGGAAGCGGATATGTGAGTGGGACATTTACATTTACATCACCTATACACAAAGACAATACAAGCGATACACGTACTGTCTCAAATACGTGTACGTTCACAAGACCTGTTGATGTAACAGGCACCTCATATACGACAGATCAGTCGTCAACAACAAGCAACGTATCTGCCTCATTTACATATCCGTCTTTCTGGATCTGGACAACAGGAGTAGGAACACCTCCAGCAGTTGCCGATATAATAGATGATTCAACATCTACAGGTTTTGAATCGGCAGTTAATCAGTTGTCAGATCAAACAAGAACATTTTCAGTACAATCAGTTAATAATACAGATTCAAATCCTAGAGCATTTTGGTTTGCTGTTAAAAATTCAGCGTCTCAACCTGGTACATTTAAAACAGGTGCAAGTGCAGGATTATTAAGTGATGTTAGTACAACAGATGGTGGAACAATTACACTAGTACCTGATTCACCATTGTCAGGACAAACAGGAGAAAGTTATCACATATACGGATTTACTTTACAACCAGGAACAACTTACGTGGAGATAGGAGCATAGTATGGCTACAAATTACGATGGTCTAACACGAAACGTCTGGCCAGGAACATGGAGTACCGGCACTAACTCGCCTATCGTTTTAGATACGGAAGTTAGAGGTACACTTCAAAGTATTTCTGGTGATGTTGGAGATAGATTAACAGATATTCCAGGTGCAAGAATCCAGGAGGGTATGTTAGTATATGTTAAAAACGGATATACTTCAGGTTCAACTACATACACATCGGACAAATATTATACTTACAAACTTCAAGGTAGTGAAGTACGTAGTAACGTTACAGGTGCAGTGCCAAATGCCGACGCCAACTGGTCAATATTCAGTGTTGGTGGTGGATCAGGTTATACAGGATCAGCCGGCGCTATAGGTTTTACAGGATCAGCAGGTGCTGTAGGATTTACAGGATCAAAAGGAGATTTAGGATATTCAGGATCAAAAGGTGATCAAGGTACTATAGGTTTTTCAGGATCAAAAGGAGATACAGGAACAGCAGGTGCTGTAGGATTTTCAGGTTCAAAAGGAGATTTAGGATATTCAGGATCAAAAGGTGACGCAGGTTCAGCCGGCGCTGTAGGTTTTTCAGGTTCAAAAGGAGATTTAGGATATTCAGGATCAAAAGGAGATACCGGTACAGCAGGTGCTGATGGTTCAGATGGTGCTGTAGGTTTTTCAGGTTCAAAAGGAGATATAGGATATTCAGGATCAAAAGGCGATCAAGGTACAGTAGGTTTTTCAGGATCAAAAGGTGATCAAGGTGTTATTGGTTACACAGGTTCAATAGGTTTTTCAGGATCAAAAGGTGATCAAGGTGTTATTGGTTACACAGGTTCAGAGGGAAATTTAGATGTAGCAGTTGCTTCAACTCCTCCAGGTTCAGCAGGTATTGGTGATGTTTGGATTGATAACGCAACAGGTATTCAATACTTCTACATGAATGATGGTAACAGTAATCAATGGGTAGAATTAAGTAACCAAGGTGTTGTAGGATTTACAGGTTCATCTGGTGCTAGCACATTATCTGCTCTTACAGACGTAACTATTAGTACACCACAAAAAGGTCATACTTTAGTTTATGACGGTTCAGGTTGGGTACAAACACAAACTCCAATTTCACAATTTGTTGTAACGGCCAATGGTTCAAGTGCATACAGATTTGATGGTGCAGGATTCCCTAGTACAAGTGGCGATAATCCTACTATCTACCTTAAAAAAGGCCAAACATATTACTTTAGAAATACAACTAGTGGACATCCATTTAGAATACAATCTACTACAGGTACAGGTGGAACAGTATATAATACAGGTGTTACTGATAATAACGCCTCGGGATCAACAGGTGTAGTTATATTTCATGTTCCTATGAGTGCTCCTGCGACATTATACTATCAATGTTCATCGCACGGTTCTATGGTAGGAACAATTACTATAGTTTAATTTAAAACTATTGTATTATTAACAGATTTGAAGAAGAATTATATTATAAATAGATGTAGAAAAGAAACGAAATACTTTTCTTGCAAGAATTATACTATTGACGAAATTGAATTTTTTAATTAAAAAAAACAATAATAAATTAGGAGACAAACAAAATGGCAATTAACTTTCCAAATAGTCCCTCGTTAAACGATCTATACACACTCGGCACACGTCAGTGGAAATGGAACGGTAACGGTTGGGCACTACAGCCTCTTACAGCAGGTTTCACTGGATCAATCGGTTATACTGGTTCTAAAGGTGATATCGGGTATACAGGTTCTAAAGGGGATACTGGTTTAGGCTTCAACATTGCGAAGACATATACTAGTGTCGCTAACTTATCAGCGGATACATCTCCATCAGGCATTGCGACTGGTGAATTTGCTATCATTGAAAATGGGTCATTAACAGACTCAGAAAACTCTAGATTATACCTATGGAACGGTTCAGCATACTCATTCGTATCTGACCTTTCAGGTACAATTGGTTTCACAGGTTCTAAAGGGGACACTGGTTTCACTGGTTCAAAAGGTGATATTGGTTTCACTGGATCAAAAGGTGACATTGGTTACACTGGATCAAAAGGGGACATTGGTTTCACAGGATCTAAAGGTTTCACAGGATCAAAAGGTGATACAGGTTTC